ATTTTTGTGGTGAGTGAGCTTTTCGCCAGGTATTCGCGCTCGTAAGCCAGGGCATCCGCCCGGCGGGCAAAGCAGCTTTTCTTTATTTGCTTCCGCTTACCGGTCCAGTCCGTAACGCGGAAGATGCAATACCATTCGCCGGTTTTCTGGTTTTTGTATGCAGGCATGAGACCCCTCCATTTGCTGCTTTTCAACAGCTTTCCACAAAGTTTTCAACAAGTAACGCGGGTAACGCGTTGGTAACGCTTACGGTAACGCGTTACCAATAAAAAGTTGAAAACACAGATTTCATGTTGAAAGTGAATTTTCTTCACAGGGATAGAATTTCAAAAACTGACGAATAAACGAAAGAAAGAGATTCAACGAGTTTTCAACATTCGCACCCGGTAACGCGTTGGCAACGCGTTACCACCCAGAAAATGCAGTTTTCAACAGACAAAACAAAACGGAACAACGACAAAAAACGATTCTTTCAACGCGGTTTTCAACGGCATAAGCTGCCGCATTCTTCCCCCTAACAACCCCTATCTTACATCCATGTATATCTAGAATATCTAACTTAATCTTAGATATTATTATCTTAGATATAGCTTAATAATATAATATATAGCTTATGGGTTAGATTGAGGGGCGGACGTTTGCGCGGCGCCACGAAGACATGGCACAGACCTTTTTCGTGACGTGCCGAAAATGGTCCGGCAGTTGCTTGCAACTTGACAGCAGCTTGGAAAATGAGTTCAACCCGTGCGATCCGAAAAGTTGAACTTGATGCCGGAAAACGCGCGGAAATGGCCTATTTTTGTGATTGAATGCGCGCAAAACGTGCAATTCGTGCTAAAAGCGTGCAATAGCGCGAGAAAAAACGCGCGGCGCGCGAATAACGCCCAGGGCGGCCGTTTAACTTGCCGGTAACTTGCCAGAGCGGCGCCAGAAGCCCCAGGGAAGCCCTGTCGTGGCCTTTTACAAACCGATTCGGAAAACTAGACAAAGAAAAACAAAACGCCCACAAGGCCGCTTTCCGACGGTCTGGTGGGCGTTGCCTTTTTGAAGCGGATCGCAGGCGTTACGGTTTTGATGTATTGGCGCGGAGCTTTTGGCCACACTTCGGGCAAACGAGGACGAAGCCTTTATGGGCGTGCGGCCGCCCCTGAAATTCATTGCCACAGGGACAGGAAACGGAAACCTTCGGCTCCCGGAGAGCGGCGGCCACGGGCAGCCTGTTGATGTATTGCAGAGTTCCGGCCGGTACGCCTTCCAGTTCTTGCAGCTTATCCGCCCATGCCACCATGTGCTTTTCTTGTCCGGCGGCGGTTTTGAGCGCAAGGGCCTTTTCTATTTCTGCGTCCAGGATTCGGTCAACGGCCGCATTCAGATATTCGGCCATGTTATCAAAATACCGCTTCCAGAGTTCAGAGGCGGGCGTTTTGAAGTTGATACCGTAAGAGGGTAGATAATCCGGTCCGATTTCTTCAAAGGCGGCAAAGTAGGAAAGCTCCTGCAACAGGAGATCGTACCGGGAAAGCACCGTGGAGAAATTGTTGGAGGAGTTTACCAGTTCTTCGCAGTCCTTCAAAATTTCCATGTGTCGCAGAAGTTCGCGCCGCTGCGCTTCATCTGCCGCAGGCCCGGCCGGGGAGCCCTGGGCGGGCGGATCCTCCGCAGGGATTGCTTGCGGCCTGCGCCGCCGGACGAGGACAACGGCGACCACTACGGCCACGATCATAGCGAGGACGCCCAGCACTGGCAGATAGGCGAAGAACAAGCACACGGCTGCAATGGTGAGGGCTGCCACGACCACGCTTTTTAGAAAGCCGAGCAGGGAAAAGCCGTGAAGGCTTTGCAGTAGCCCAAAAGTGACCATCCGCCCGGCGGAGCGATACCCACGGGAAACAAACCTGCTCCGCCTGGCTTTCATCTGCCGTTCACGTTCGTTCATTTTGTGCGGATACCGATGCGCTGCCATGAGCAGCCCCCTTTCATTTCCGAAACCAAATCAGCCCGCAGCGGAGGAGTTCTCGCTTGAGGCGTTCTTCTCCACGATGGCCGTGTTCTGTGATGCGGCGCCTTCCGGCAATTCCTTCAACGCCTGAATATACCCCAAGAGCCGGTCGAGTTGCCGATCAGACAGGGAGCTGAGCTCCCCAGCGATTGCGGCCTCCACCGGGCGCTGGGCGGCCGCTGCGGAATAAGGCGCCTTTTCTGCCGAATTGCGTTCGCTTGACGCCCCGAGAAGGTAATCAACGGAAACACCGAAGACTGAGGCGATTTTTATTTTGACCTCGTCGCTCGGAACGCGTGCACCGCTCTCGTACTGGGAGAGCGTTGTGTTCCCGACGTTGATTCGCTGCGCTAGATCGCGCTGCGTCATTCCCGCAGAAAGACGTAGCTGCCTGATTTGTGCGCCGATTTTCGTAGACGTGATTTTCTCCCCCCCTTCTCACTATGAGAACATTATAGCACATACTTTTCCGGCAGAAAGAAAAGTTCACAAAAAGAGAAATTTTCTCTTGACATTCACAGTTTGCAAAGTTATAATCGGGTTGTGAAGTTCACAATATGTGAACTAAAACGAAAAATAGTTGGAGGTGAAAAGATGAACCGAACCATCGAGGAAGTCCGCAAGGCAAAGGGCTTCACGCAGGAACAGGTGGCAAAGGGCGTAGGAATTGGCGCCTCGACGTATTGCCAGTACGAAACCGGGCTGCGGGGAGTTCCCGCAGATGTAGCAAATAAGATCGCTCGGTTCCTTGATGTGGAGATTGGCGAAATTTTTTTGCCGACAAAGTTCACAACTAGCAAACATTAAGGACGAGCGAGAGGAGGAACACACATGAATTTGTACGAAATTTGCGCAACGCTCCCGAACGGAGCTGTTCACAAAACGAAGATCTACGAGATCAGCCAGGAGCGGGCGAGCAACAAGGGTTTTAATTTCGCGTTGCAGTTCGACGCTTCCGGGAAAACGACCTTCACAACGACCTTGATCCAGAAGAACGCCGGGGTTCCCAAGGACACGGAACGGGCCTTCTTGAACGAAATCAAGGAGATTCTGGAAGGCCTTGGCCCGGACAGCTATTGCGCGTGGGCCTTTGAGGGTTGCGTGGAGGATGCCGAGGAGAACATCAGCAACGATTTTGCAGTCAGCATGAGGGGCCGTTGGGAAAATGAACGGGAGGCACACGAAAAAACCCGCAAGAGCCTGACCGAAAAGCTGAACGAGCAGGGCCAGCGCATTGCAGAGCTTGAAGCCGAAGTGCAAAAGGCCCGGCAGATGGAGGCCCAGGCCAGGAAAGAGGCCGCAGAGGACAAAATTGCCCTGGAAAAGGCGAAGGAAAAGATCCTCCCGGACAACGTTGCCGCAGAACTTACCATTATGCTGCGGAAGCAGGCCGACGAAGCCGCCAAAGAAGCACTTTACTACGCGGACCGGATGGCGGCAGAGGTTGAAAACTCCGTTCCCGCTGGTGCAGCCAACAGCGCAAAGCGCTTCCGCGAGTACCGCAAGGCCCAGGTTGATGCGCTGCGCCTGCTGGGTGCGCTGGGAAACATTGGAGGCTCGGAAAATGACGATTGACGAGCTCCGCATACTGCGCGGCCTTTCCATGACGAAGCTGTGCGAAGCCGCAGGGCTTTCCATGGGGGCAGTTTTCAAGCTGACCAGGCCGGGCGCAGAACTTGAACGGGCCCAGCTGGGCACCGTTATGAAGCTGGCCGCCGGGCTGGGCGCGGTGATTACCGTTGACCCGGAGGGTGTGACCATAAGACCACAGGAGGAAGCAAAATGAAAATCAAGTCCATTACATTGCAGAAGATCGCGGCCGTGTGTGGCGGCCTGGGCCTTTTCTTTGGCCTGGGCTTTGCCGGGAACTTTGAGACGACCGGCGAAACCAGCACCGGCACGTTTATGGTTTCCCTGGGCTTTCTGCTTTTGGCCGTGCTGCTGGCCCGTGTGAGCTTTGCAGTGCAGGACATGGAGAAGCGGGAGAACAAGATCCATAAGGCCCAGAAGGGCACCGTGAAGCCCCGCATGAAGCGGAAGGCAGGCTGACCATGTTTCACACAACGGTGAAATGCGTGGACTGTGGCGCGCTTATGGTTGACGTGCCGAGCAATACAAAGCGCTGCGCCGTCTGCCGTGTGGGCCACAACAGAGAATCCGTCCGCAGGGCGAACGAGACCAGGAGGGCCGAGGAGGCCGCACGGCCGAAGCCGCGAAGCCTGGACGACGACCTGGAAACCTTGAAGAAATACAACGAGCAGCGCCGGGCCGCAGGCCTTGAGCCTTTGACCTATGGCGTTTGGAGGTCCAGAGGGGCCCCGGAGGAATACGCATGAAAGAATTTGACAGCATTCGCATTGTAGACAAGGGAGACGACAGCCTTTCTTTTGAAATGACCGGCAACGTTGCGGGAAGCCCATACGACACGATCGTGTTTTTGCTTCGGGCAACTTCCGGCCTGATTGCCGCCTCGGCCAAGGACAGCGCAGATCCGCAGAAAGTGGCGGATGTTTTTGCAAAGTTATTCGCCAAGCGTATTGCGCAGGATATCCAGGACGAGCGGGACCGCCGGGCGGAGAGCGCAGAGGCGGTCGTGGAGCGGTTTAACTTTCAGGTGCGCGAGATTTCGGAAAGCGTTAAGGCGCCGCTGGTGAATGATGCGGAGCAAGAACAGGAAGAGGCTCAGGGCGCGGCGCACAAGCCTGCAAAGAAAGGAGGCTGCGAAGAATGATCCTTTTGTTTATTGGCGGCCTGGTTGTTGGCGCCTTAGCTGGCATCTTTGCACTGGGGCTTATTTCCTCCGGGCATTGCGCGGAGTGCCGCGCATATTACGACCGCCAGATGGAAGCCATGCGGAGGAGGGAAAACCGGTGGCAGTAAGTGAAGCCTGGCGGGACGTGCCCGGCTATGGCGGCAAGTACCAGGCAAGCGACATGGGCCGCATTGCAAACACCTTCTGGCACGGCCGGAGGCGCCAGAATGGAGGCCGCACCATCCTGGCCCAGTTTAAGAAAAAGCCCCGCGGAAAGGCCAGGGACAGCGCAAAACGCTTTGTGCACCTCACAGATCTGGAAGGGCACAGGAAGGAGGCTTCCGCCGCAAAGGTCGTGGCAGAAACCTTTCTGGGGCCAGTTCCTCCCGGGATGGCGATTTTTCACAAGAACGGCAACCCGGCGGACAACTCCGTTTGGAACCTGGTTTTCCGCACCCCGGAAGAAATAGGCCGCATGACCGGCGCGGATAGCACCCGGCGGCCGGTGCTGAAATTCAGCGCCACCGGCGAGCTGCTGGAATGCTATTCCAGTGCCCGCCAGGCTGCCAAGCAGAACTATTTCAGCTACTAGGCCATTATTGACCGATGCAACGGCAAATGTAAACGGCACGTTCTGGCCCCGGACGGCAACTATTACGCCTGGGACAACACCGTGGGCGTAAGAAAGGCTAAAGAGGACCTTCGGGCGCTTGCCCGGCAAGAAGGCCGCCTATTTGCCCCGAAGAACTGGCCCGCTACCTAAATTTTACCACGAAAAGAGGTTGGAACACATGAGCAAACCCGCCACGAAAGCGGCAAACAGCCCGTTCTATTTGGCACGAATGGAGGCTGCGAAGGTCAACGACCGCTTCAGCA